AAGAAAGAGGCTAGTGAGAATCCTGAATTCATGAGCTACCTTGAATCTGGAATGAGTGTAAGGAAAGCGTTTGAAGCAGCACATATACAGGAGCTAATCTCTGGAGCTATTCAGATGGCAACCAAGGAAACTAGGAAGAACACTATCGACACAGTGAGAGCAAGAGGATTAAGACCGCGTGAAAACGGTATGCAGTCCAAAGCTCCACTAAAGGTCAAGAAGAACATTAGTAATCTCAGTAACGAAGATATGGATAGAATCAATAAGCGTGTAGCTAGAGGTGAAACCGTTACCTTCTAACTGAGTACTGAGTAAGGGGGAACAATGAACGTTAGAGACTATTTCCTTTTTGGAAATCCAAACACAAATATCACTACAGATAGCAATCTGACGCCGGATATGAAGGAGTACTACGATAAGAATCTTATCAGACTCACAGGTCCGCAGCTAATTCACGACCAGTTTGCACAGAAGAGGCCAATTCCAAAGAATGGCGGTAAGGTTATTAAATTCAGACAGTACAAGCCGTTCCCAAAGGCACTAACACCACTTACAGAGGGTGTAACACCGGACGGAAGAAAGCTCCAGATGACAGAGGTATCTGCAACAATCAAGCAGTACGGCGATTACGTAACTCTATCAGATATGCTGCTTCTCACAGCGCTAGATAACAACCTGCTAGAGTCACAGCAGCTGCTATCTGATCAGGCAGGAAGAACACTTGATACAGTTACAAGAGAGGTTATGCACTCAGGCACCAACGTACTTTACGCAGGCGGCAAGTCGGCAAGAGCGGCACTAACCAAGGATGACAAACTAACAGTAGATACAGTCAAGAGAGCTGCTAGAATTCTTAAGAATGCTAACGCTCCAAAGATTGACAAGTACTACGTTGCTATCATCAATCCTGATACCTCGTACGACCTACAGTCTGATGAGGCATGGATCGATGCATCAAAGTATGCAGGTTCAACTCAGATCTTCGAGGGAGAGGTTGGAAAGATTGCAGGAGTAAGATTTATCGAGTCTACAGAGGCTAAAATCTTCAACGAGAAGAGCACATCCGGAGCTAGAATCTATGGAACACTATTCCTAGGAGCTAACGCATACGGAACTACCGAGATTGAAGGTGGCGGACTCGAGATGATTGTTAAGCAGAAGGGTTCAGCAGGAACAGCAGACCCACTCAATCAGAGAGCAACTGCAGGCTGGAAGGCTGCAAAGACCGCAGAGCTTCTAGTCAGCCCTTACATCGTAAGATGTGAGCACTGCGTAACACTGGAATCTGATCCAAACTAATTCATAAAGCTAGCCTGTAATTCTGCAGGCTAGCAATATTGATATAAGGAGAAAGAATTATGGCAAAGAGAAATGAAGAGCTAGAAGCTGTTGAAACTATGACAGATGAAGAGGTTACTGAGGCGGTAGAAAATACTGCAGATGAAGAGGCTACTGAAAACACTGCTCCGGTAAGCGATGATTACCTAGAAGAACTTGTCGAGATTATGCTGTTCAAAGATTCAGATAAATACTCCGATGATCTAGTGGTCACACTTAACGGCAAGAACTACCAGATTAAGAGAGGTGTCAAGGTTATGGTGCCGAGAAAAGTGCAGCTAGTTATTGAGGATTCAATGAAGCAGGCAGGACTTGCCGCTGACTACGAAGAAGAGGCACAGCAGCAGTACAAGGAACTTGAGAATAGGCTATAAGGCAGCTATAACGCTGTGTAAAGCGAGGGCTGAGGCTCTCGCTTAATTTATTAAGGAGATAGTATGAAAAGAATCAGCGTAACGGTAGATATAAACAAAGTAAAGTCCATCATTGTTAATGGACTAGTACAGTTCGATGATGATGCAGCAATAGACATCAAACTGCTTAATGGTAGTAGCTCGTTTGATTTTTCGGAGTATACCGCTGTAACAATCGAAATTATCCGTCCGGATGGAAAAGCTTTTGTTGATTGCATAGGAGACCACTTAACAGTTGAAGATGCAGCGCAAGGATTTCTAACATATAAGCCGGTTCCAGAAGTCACAAAACTTGTAGGTTTGTACTTCGTGGATATATCCATATACACAAACGGTAAGAAGATGACTACATCAAGATTTACATACAATGTATCAGATGGAAACATAGACAATACCGAGATTGAGAAAGAAGAGTATTACCCTGTGCTTCTTGCACTTGTAAAAGAGGTATCGACGTACAAGGCGGCAGAAGAAGCAAGGGAGCGAGCAGAGAAGTTAAGAGCGAGCGAAACCGCAGGTATCATCGCGCAGGCGAATAAAATTCTAGAGAACATCCAGGAAAAACAAGGGTATCTAGATGATTTGTATAGCGCATTCGTACAGATAGCTAACGAGATAACCGGTAGTAACTTTGATGTTACATCGCTTATAACAGCGTCTAGCCTTGAAACCAGATTAAAGGGCATCTATCCAATCAAGGATGGTAAAGAAGGAATTGAAGAAGGGCAGCTAGGGTTCGACAAAACAAAAGGGCTGCTATACATAGGCGGTGCAGAAGTTAAGGTGCTAAATAAGCCTGAGGTTGCTATATCAGGAACCGAACCAGAAGACAAGAGCCTGCTATGGTTAGATAACGTAAGCGGTAAGGTTAAATACTACGCTGGCAGTACATGGAGTGAGGCTAAATGCTTTGCGGTATATAAGTAGGTGATGATATGGCAACAACTCTATTTAATCAATGGGTGATACATAGTGGTCCTAGAATCAGACTTACTGCTACAACAGATTATTATCGTGATGGCGCATATATGTATTACCGTATAAACACATATATCCACGGTTTAGACTATAGACAGTCTTGGTACGGTTGGTACCTGGATATGGCAGTGTACATAGACGGACAATATATGGGCACCACGAGGTTAAAACAGAATAAACCTATAAGATGGTCGGGCATTAGTAATTCGACGCCGTATTATGCAGTTAAACGTGTTTCTGGCAATGCCCATATCAAGATTGTATTAACATCAAACAAACCTAGATACGGACAGAGAGTGTGGGAAAGCGGCGGAGCTTTACCGGCACCACCATTAAGCACAGCCGGACTATTAACATTAAAAGATATTACTGAATCCGGAATGATAGTTGATGTAAGCGGACTACCTACAGGATATGAAAAAGAGCTCCGTTTTTGGTATAGGGCAAAAGGTGAGGCATGGAAACATATTGGAAATAAAACCGTGTCTAACAGCAATAGAGATTGCAGCATGGCATTTAATGATCTTATAGCTAACACTAGCTATGAAATATCAGTAGAGGAATTCGTGGATGGTTACAAAATAACTTCGTTTGACTCAGTGATTGCACTACCTACCGCAAAAGGAGAGCTGACCATAACTACCACAGAAAGCGAATTGATAGCGGTTGAAGAGGTTAATTCAAACATTTCATACACTAGAACACTAGAGTGGTATATAAGGCCAGCAGGTGCAGGGAATTTTCAGTACATGGGAGAAGAAGAACTACCTGCAGGTGTAAGCGCAAAGGCGAGAAAGTTTGAAAAACTCACAACAGGCTGTAGATATGATGTTAGAACGCTCATTAAACGCAAGGACAACGTTTTAAAAGAGACTGTTGTGTCTGATTCGCTTAAACCAAGCAGCGCAGTTATAAAAGCTGAATCAGATACATATAGCAGCATCCAAGTAAACGTATCTCACATGGTGAATACCGGGTGGGAACGCACTGTAAAAGCGAAGTATAAAGCTGCGCAAGAATCAGAATATAGAGAAGAGAGCGTGACAACAGGAAATGAAAGCGCATTTGTAAACCTAAAGAACCTTAAAGCTTTTACTGACTATGAAGTCATAGTTGAAATCTATAGAGATTCCCAGATTATAAAGTCCTGGACCGAAACTGTTAAGACAAGAGAAATGGGGTTTGTTGCAATTCCTGTTATCAAAAGCGTTGAATCTGTTATCAGAACTAAAGATGCTGTTATCAATTGGCTTGTAAACGATGACAGAGACGAAATGAGCTATGACATTGAATACAAGATTGGTGAAAGAGAGTGGATAAAGCTTATAACGACTAAGTATAAATCAAAGCTCGCAATAACACTGCCTAGCGGTAATACTGAATATCTAATCAGGATAAAAGGCTATGCCACGGATTCAACAAAGGTTTCTTATTCTCTAGCAGTACCAGTGTACACATATCATCGCTTCGAGTATGACAGCGTTGTTAATGCGCAAAACGAAATCGCCTTAACAAGCACTGAGGTAAACAGGCTTATACGCTTTATAAATAAAAAAGTTGGTAGCAGCTTGATGTTTATTGAAGAGGGCGAACTTATCACACTTGAAAAGCATAATGAATTAAGAAGGACACTAGCTTTAAGTGTAATTCCTAGTGGAGACATTAAAGCTGCTGACTGGATATCGCTTAAAAACAAGGTAAATGAGGGTTAAATATGAATACAGCAGAAGTAATTAAGACGGTTAACGATCGTTGTCCGAACACGTGCACTGACGAAGAAAAGATAGCGTATGTTAACGAGATAGAAAATATAGTTCAGAGAGAGCTGTTAGATCTCGAAGAAAAAGACATGAAGAGGCAGGTAACTAGCGATACGCAAACAGAAGAGCTACTCCTCGAAAAGCCGTTTGATTTAATTTATGTGTACTATGTGGCAGCTATGACTTGCCAAGCGATGGAAGAGTGGGATTCATTCAACGCTTGGCTGAGCTTATATAATAGCCGAGCAGTAGACGCACGTAACTATTACATCACAAAAAGCAACAGATACAAAAACTTAAGAATTAAAAACTTTTTCTAGGAGGCAATATGCTACTCAAGGAAATACAGCCGAAAATAAACGGCAAACAGTCGGTATTACAGTTCAAAGGATATAACGCAAACGCTGTAATAGATGATGGCGAAATGAGAGATATGTATAACTTGTCATCATATAAGTACCCTGTACTCTCTCAAAGAGCACCAAGGAATATCATAGATATGCCAGTGCAACATCCAAGGGATATCATCGTAAAAAACAATGTGCCATATATCATAGATAGATACGAGGTAGACGGAGAGATAAGAACATTTATCAAATACTCTAAAGGTGGCACAGACTACCAAAAGCGAATAAATAACATCATGCCTAAAACTATGGTGGCACATAATAACAAAATCTGCATATGGCCAGACAAAGTGTATCTAGACATTACAGATAACACCGTAAAGCACATGGACGCATCAGTGCGCGCCACGGCAACAATTAAGCCAGGAAGCATATATCTAGTTGGTGCAGATTTATCTGAATTCTCTGTTGGTGATGCTGTTGAGATATCGGGGTGTAAAAAACAGCCTGGAAACAACACGGTGATTGTTATCAAAAGCATAGAAGGAAGCACGATAACCACTTACGAGAATTCATTCAGAATGCCTAGTGATGATGTGACTAAGGAGTCGTATGTCGAAGAGGAAGTAAAGCTCGCACGAGAAATCCCAGACCTTGATTATGTTATGGAAAGCAACAATAGATTGTGGGGCTGTAGGAGTGAGGACAACACAATCTATGCTAGCAAGTTGGGTGATCCTCTTAATTGGAATTACTTCCAGTCGCTAGCAAACGATTCATACGCACTAGAGGTTGGCTCAGATGGTGAATTTACAGGATGCGCTGCATATCCTACGCACCTAATCTTCTTTAAAGAACATCATATGCATAAAGTGTTCGGAAGTATGCCAAGTCAATATCAGCTGTATAGCACTGAGTGCTTCGGAATAAGGAAGGGCTCGGACAAGTCGGCTGTAATCGTAAACGGTGTATTGTACTACCATTCGCTAACGGGCGTAATGGCGTATGATGGCGGCACATATCCGGTAATGATATCCGAAGCATTCGGAGATTATCAGTTTAAATCAGCTGTCGGCGGAAGCAACGGAAAGAAATATTACATTTCGATGCTAAATGAAAGCGAGAATAAGTACAATATCTTCACTTACGATATACTTCGCAGACTGTGGCACAAGGAAGATGAAACAAAAGTAACAGCTTTTGCCAACGTGAATAACGAGCTTATATACATAGCAGATGGCAATATTTGGACTACTACAGGAAAACGTCCAGAAGATGATATTAAGTGGTTTGCTGTATTCGGACCATTTGATGAATTCGTAGAGAATATGAAGTCTTATAAGAAAATAAACATGAGACTAGATATGCAGCCGGGAGCACAGCTAAGGATAAGCACTCAAAGCAGTAATGGTGAATGGGAACCAATATACGAGTGCGAAACAGAGCGAGGGAAAACACTAAGTGTACCAATTATCCCTAACAGGCAAGCAAAGTTCTCTATAAAAATTGAGGGCGTAGGAAGAACAGATATTGAATCGCTTACAAGATACTATAGAGGTAGGAGTGATAGACCATGATAACTGTACCGAATAGAACAGATATGTCAGATGAAAGCCTTGCACTCAGGACGATAGATGATAACTTGCGAAAGCTCGCAGATGAAGTACTCATGGAAATCATGAATGTATCAAAAGAGCCAAGCAAGAAAAAAGAAACATCTGAAAACAATGCAAATAAAGAAGCACCCAGAGTTCACATTGCTTATGCAAGTAGTGGAGATGGCGCAGTGGGATTCAGCACCACAGATAGCACCGGAAGAACGTATATAGGAATCTACACAGATTTTAAGGATGTAGCTAGCGCAGATCCTAAAGCGTATAAGTGGACGAAAGTCAAAGGCGATAATGGCGTAAGCGTAAGTTCATATACTAGGTGGTATTATTTAGCAGTAGAAACTCCAGAGAAACCAGCGCTTAAAGTTCCTCCTAGACCGTGGACTATAACAGAACCTAGCTATATAGAGGGGAGCACAAACAACCTATACTATGTGGACCAAAGCGTTTTTTCAGATGGAAGCTTTTACTACTCAGATGTTCAGGTGTCAAGCTCGTATGCTGCAGCTAAAAATGCATTTATCAAGACTTTAGAAAATCATCAAAAGACACTAAAGCAACTCGAAGACTTAAGCAGACAGACGAAAAAAGAAATCGCAGATGCAGCGGATAGCATATCCAGGAAGATTAAGACAGAGTATTACTCATCAGCCGATATGGACGACAAGATTGCTAATATCGAATCGCAAATAACACAAACGGATAATGCTGTAAACGTTAAGTTTAGCGAAGCTCTCAAAAACATAAATGATCTAAAGTTTGATTCGGATAAAAAGTATAGCGAGATTATAAGCACTATAAGGCTAGATAAGAACGGAATATCTATAGGCAAAAGCGGTAACAGAATATCCATGAATCTAGATAATGACAAACTGAGGTTCATGCAAGAAGGAATAGAAGTTGCGTATATGAGCGATAACAAGCTATATATACAAAATGCGGAGGTGCTCAGCAGTATAAAGCTTGGCAAATTTGCGTTCATGCCTGATACCGAAACAGGCAGTTTATCATTTGGAAAGGTAGAAGATTAATGGCAAATACATGCATATATGAATTCATCCCGGTAGATAAAAAATACAGTTCTCTTGAAGAGGGATACGGATGCATTATACCGGGGTACTCAACGGTAACACCAGTGATTCATGGCACGCTTACAGATAAAATGAAGCCTTACTATTTGTATGCGTCGACCTACGATGAAGAGGTAAGGTTAAAAACAGTTACTATTTGTGAAAACCAAAAAGTAAACGTGAATGAATTAAAGAGTCCAAATTCATAC